AAATCACCAGCATCGAAAGCATCAAGTGTGATTGTGGTTTCACCAGCGGTTGCACTGCCATCGTTTACTTGTTTTGTTGAATTTTGACTAAATGTGTTTTTTGTACAGATATCTACTTTAATACCATTTCCATGTGTACCAGCAGTTCTTGATGCAAATACTCCAACACTTGAGTTTGCAGCTCCTAATGATAGATTAGGTCTGTAATTTTCTTGGTAGTCCAAGGTAGATTTAATTAATATTCCACCACCATCAGAGTCTGCGTTTAGAATCGCACTCTGTGTTCTCACAACTTTTAGTGTATTTGTATACTGTAAAAAATTAGCTGCAGTAAAGAAATATTCGTATTGATTTGAGGTATCTTGAGGTTTACCAAAAATTCTTACTAAATCTTGTTCTGAACTAATAGTAGTTATTTCACCAACTGGGCCTTTTTGAAAGGGGCCAGCAACAGCACCAATAGTTGTAGCAACGGCAGGGACAATGTTTGTTAAATCAATTTCTTTGACTTGAACGCCTGGAGAAACTAAAAATCCCATACTTCTACTCCTTTTTGTTATTAAATACTAAATTCAATTATATTTATAAAAAAACAGTTTTTATCATATTGATTTTATACGAAGTCTAAATATAAATATGAGTGACCATTATCAAAAATATAGAAACACGATTCGTAAAGTTGCACGAAGACATCGTAGATTAAAAGATAAATGGATTAATGAACAACTGAGAGGTAAATCTTGTAAATATTGTGCAGAGTCTGAAATTGTTGTTTTAAAATTTTATCCAGATGATAGAATCATTCGTTCACAATCTCAAAAAATAAGTTTGAAAGAAGAGAATCGTAAAGAACTTTTAGAAAAGATTGAAAATAATGAGGTAGTCTGTCAAAATTGTTTTATAAAATTAGATAATGATTTAATTGATGATGAACTTACCAGTTTGTATCGTACTTCCTAACAACACTAGACCATCTATTACCATATTCGTCAACAGTTTCTTCTTCTGGATCATTTATACCATCAACTACAAATCCAAAAGGTGCCATATCTTGTTCAAGTTGTGATTGACTTTCTTGGAATAATTTCTCACGAATATCACTATTAGTTAACTCTTTAAAGTATGTTTGTCCAGTTAACCACGCAAACAATACACAACACATCATTAAATCATCATGATGACCCTCTTCTGCTTGAAATGACTGTCCGTGTTGAACAAATGTTGACATTTCAGATATAATATCGAAATCTTCTAAAATAATTTTATTAGACTCTATAAGTGTTTTCAAATTAGAACAACCTAATTTTTTTACTGCTTTAGTTGTTCTAACACCAAGTTGAGCTCTACCACCACTAAAACCACCACCAACTATTTGACCAGCTCTACCTCGCATAGTTGACATAATTAAATTTTCATATTCTAAATCAAATTGCAATGCATTTGCAACTTGGTCACCTATATCATTTACTTCCACTAAAACAAATGCATTGTTATATGCAAGACCGACTTCTTTAATTATATTTGGAAACAATAAAGGTTTTATTTCATTATTTTTATATTTTCCTACAAGTTTGTATGGTATTTCTGATACATCTAATACTATAAACGCAGATGAATCACCTTGTATTCCTCTTGCGACATCAGCAACTAAAACATAAGTTGATTCTTTATTTGGTTTTTCGTATATATCTAAACCAGCGTTTGATGTAATCGGTTTTTTAGATGGTATTACTTTAATCTTTGATGGATGTATTAGTGTATTAATAGAACCTAAAAACTCACACTCAAATTCTTTTGCAAACTGAGTTTCACTTGTGTTAGATATTGTTTCTTTTTTCCATTTTTCATCTCTGCCTGGAACTTCTGACCAATGTACCTCTATAGGAACATAAGTGTTCTTTTTTGTTTCTGCATCAGTCCACAGTTTATAAAAAAGATTCATACCATTTGGTGTTGATACAATAATAACTTTTGTTGTTTTACCAGAAGATATTGTTGGATAAACTGAACTAAAAAACTCTTCTGCAATATTTGTAGGTACAAATGCAAACTCATCTAGAAATATTAAATTGTAAGAACCACCACGCACTGCACTTGAAGATGTAGATGATGCAACTATTCTTGAACCATTTTCTAATTCTAAACTACCTTTGTTCCATGACATAATACCTTGTTGTAACCATTTAGGTAAATTTTCATATGCAAGTTGTAATCTTGATAATATATCTCTTGCAGTTGCAGCTTTGTTTGCCAGTATTGCAACATTTACACTTTCATTAAATAAAACATAATGTAATATATAAGATATAATTGTTGTAGTTTTACCAGATTGTCTTGGAAGTTTACATATAGAAAAACGATTATTATGAAATGTGCCAACCATTTCTTTTTGAAAAGGGTACATATCAAAAGGTATCAAACCTTTATCTAATGATACAATCTTAATATATTTTTCTATGAAGTATTGTGGGTCATTCATACATTTTTGAAACTCAAGAATATTTTCTTTTGTAAATTCTTGACTAACAAATGCTTTCTTTAAATTAGGATTTCCTAGATATTGGTTTTGTGTTATGCCCATTGTAAAGATACACCATGTATGGTATTAATATGAGATAGTCCAGCACCTACTATTTTCCAACGAACTTGAACTTGAGGACTTGCAGACCCAGTTAGAGGTGTACTACCAGTAAATATTTTAGTTCCACTTGAACCAGTTACATAACCACTATCAGTTAAAGTTATTGCATTGAAAGTTGTATTATCTCTAGTTGCAGATGCAGTTAATTCTGAATTTAATGCACTATTAATTTCTGCAAAAACAACTATTCTTGCTTTTGTTGGTACTGAGTTTGCAGTAAATGTATCTGAAACTAAGGTTGTTGATGTATCTGATATAGTGCCTTGAATCTCTTTGACGACAACAATACCAGACCCACCATCTCCACCATATGCACCTCCAGCTGGTTGTGGATATGGGGGAGTATTTCTTCCACCAGCTCCACCACCACCACTATTTACAGCACCAGGCAAGCCAGGATAAAAGGGCCCTGATTGATGAGGAGAAGGGTTTGTATCTCCACCACCAAATACCACTGAAGTTCCTTGTGGAAAGGCCTCATCACCGCCCCCAGCACCACCACCAGCATAACCTACTGATGTAGTGCCATCAGCAATATTATAATATAGTCCAATACCACCCTCTCCAGCAGTATCTCCTTCAGCATCTCCACCAGCACCACCAGCGCCTCCGCCTCCACTAGAAGTAAAATAGGGTGCAGAATCTGTTTGGTTTACACCACCATCATTTCCAAAACTTCCAGGCGAGTTTACTGGTAAAATTGTTGGAGTTAATGGAATAGGATGATTAGCAGTTTGGGTTGAAGTCTCACCAGCAGAGCCAGGAGTGTAACCTGACCCACTACCACCAGCTGCACCACCACTTCCACCTTGATGATATTGTGGCCCAGTTACACCACCCATATATGGATGTGAACCAGCACTCAAATATCCACCACCAGCGCCTCCACCTTCACCTATGAGAGGCCCGAAAGATGAATCATTTCCAGGCTCTCCAGGCGAGTAAAATGTATTTCCCATAGGATAACTAAATTGTGGATGTTCATAACCACCGAATTCCCCATTTCCTACACGACCATCTGGTCTTGCAGTTGGTGTATAAGGTGCAGAACCAGGCGATGGAGGATTATATCCAGAACCTTGACCACCAGCACCTACTGTTACTGCAACTGTACTACCAGGCGTTACTGGATAATTTGGATAGTAAATTAAACCACCAGCACCAGCACCACCACCTTTAGTTCTATTATATCCACCAGAACCACCACCTCCACCGCCTCCAACGACTAATACATTAACATTTGTAACACCAGTTTCAACATTGTATGTGTGAGGCCCAGTTGATAAAAATGAAAATATATTTTGAGTTGGTGGAGTAGAGGCAACAAAACCAGAACCACCAGAATAAAAATCTGAAGAACTATCATATGTTACATTAGAATTTTCAGCAGTGTCTATACCACTTTCATCGTTAAATTCATCAACAATACCATCTTTTAAATTAAATATTGTAAGTCCCTCTGAAACTGCCATTTTAAAACCTAACACACCAATATTAAAATTATTTGTGTCTGCTTGTTCTACATCTGCTTGTACAAATGCACCAGCACCATTTAATAAATCTGTTGCACTACCAGGCAAATTTAATTTTGAAACTGATATACTTGATTGTGGTGATATATCTGCGTTAGTAATAGTATTGTCTAATATTTCATCTGAACCAATACTATTATTTGCAATCTTATCACTATCTAATGCACTATCACCAATAAGATTTTTATTTACTTTTGTTATTCCCATTGTAATGATACTCCATGAATTTTATTTGCACCAGTTAAAGATGAACCCACAATTTTCCATCTAAGTTGCACTTGTGGACTTGCTGAACCAGTTAAAGGAGTTGAACCAGTAAATATTTTAATACCAGAACTTCCTGCTTCATATCCTTCATCTGTTAGAGTTATTGCATTAAATGTACTATTATCTCTTGTTGCACTTACAGTAAAATCAGATGTTCCATCTGGTAATTCTGCGAATACTACTATCCTTGCTTTACTTGGTGTTGAACTCGCAGTAAATGTATCTGATACAAGTGTCATATTACTAGTTATAGAACCAGTTTGCGAAACAGAAGCATATACTACTCCACTGCCACCATCTCCACCATATGGCCCATAGCCTGGAGCTATATTAGGTGGATTTTCTGCACCACCTCCACCTCCGCCTCCACCGAAAGACAGAGCTGCAATTTGTGGCCCAAATTGAGGTGGACTAGTACCACTTAATAATGGATTAGTTGGAACAGAATCTGCATTAGTACCATCTGTTTCTGTTCCACCACCTAAACCACCACCGCCAGGTTCTTCTGAACTGTTACCAGAGGGAGTACCCCTACCTCCAGTACCACCACCAGCATAAGAAATTGAAGTTGAACCATCTGCGATGTTATATTCCATACCATCACCAGCATCAGAAAAACTTGTCGGGCCACCACTAACTGTTGCTGCTTCCCCAGCACCTCCACCACTACCACCACGATAATTACCTAATGTGCCTGGATATGGGCCACTTGGTTGTACAAAAGCTGCACCATCATTACCATAACTAC